TGTGCAAGATATGGCAAGATTGATAGATTTTCTTTTCTTTACGGGATGCTACACCGATACGAGTTAGGGTCTCACGAACTTTGAGGAAATCATCAGGTTCATTGAGAGTCACCTCAACCATATCAGCTTGCTTCCATTCTACTTCGATATCAGGAGTCATTTCTTTCCACCTTTGTCTACAAGTTTTTTGATGTGTTCAAGTTGATCTTTAGATAAAATTCTCAATGCCTGTAGAGCCTTATCGTCGTTATAACCATAATACTCCTTAATCGCATCAAGGTATTCTACTTGTGATTTTTTCGCCCATGGCGAAAACCTCTTACGAGGGTTGATACTATTTATAAAAAAGTCATATTGCATCTTCTTATCCAAGTGAGAATACATATTCATCTCGTTAGCAAAGAGAACAGTATCATGGAAAGCAGATAGACACTTGTTTACAATGAAAGGTGGATATGCTTTTTCAGATTCGTCATCAATAACTACCGACTTCTTGGTTTGATTGATAGATGTTAAATAGTCGCTCAGGGTAGGTTTCGTCATAGTTAGTAATCAAAAGTTCTGCTCGGTCTTTTTGTTCATTCATGTAGTCACCTACAGAACGCATCGTATAAGTCAAATCCCACTTAGTTTGATTGTATCCATCATACCACTCCATGAGAGTAGGATTTGTATTATATGTAATCATCCACTTGTCTTTAACATTACCCTGTGTCATCCAACCATGAAACTCTTCGTGATTGAATCCTTTATGAAGTTCTCCTTTCTTACCATACAAATTATCTTTGATATCGTAAGGAGGATCAAGAAACCAGAATGTTCCTACAGGAGCAGATGTCATCATCATCTCCCAGTAATTATAATTTGTGATCTTCCAGTTCTGAATCAGTTCCGAATACTTGGGTAGGTTCTCAATGCCTCGCATGGAAAAGTTAGACACACTCGCTTGGGGCGAGAAGGAGGAAGATTCAGTAAGCCCAGAGAAACTACACTTATTAATAATATAAAAAGCAGCAGCTCTATAGATATCTTCACTTTCTTCATGGTTCAGTTCAATCTTCATTTGGTTAAAAAGTTCACGAGCACTATCAGGTGTGCTGTGTTCTTCTTTAGCATCCTTCAGAATCTCATAGAGTTCATCTGGTCGATCACGTAAAATGCACCAGAAGGTATACAGAGGATTATAAAGATCATTCACCCACACAGGAATGTCTGGGTATTCTTTAGTGAACGCAATAGCGACACTACCACCGCCCAAGAAAGGTTCTCGATATTCGGTGATGTCTTTCGGGAACTTAGGAAGGAGATATTTGATGGCACGAGATTTGCCACCAGGATAACGAAGAGGGGTTTTCAGAGATTTCATTTAAACTTACACTCCACCATAATTTCAGTTAAACAAGCAAGAAGATTAATCTCTTGATCAGCTACGAACGCAATCTGATACTGATACTTAGCAAGCACCAACACAGCAGGAGGAATAGAAGAACCTTCAAGCACCTCAGTCAAAGAGTTATAGATTTTACGAATGATAGTGTTAGGGTCACTATCCATATTATCAACAACCCACTGCCTCACCACATTATATTCCTTGCCCTTCATCGCTCGCATGAGCTGGTCGATATTTACATCAGCAATATCACAGAGCACCGCAGAGTCAAGGGAACCGCTTGCCGAGTGGCGCTGTGCCTCGTTCAGCAGGCGTCGCCAGTCGGGGTAGTAACGCTGAATCAGTTTGACCAGCACCTTGTCCTCATACGCCACGCCAGAGGCGTCTAGGATGCCCTTGAGGCGCTCAAAGAACGCCGCTTGGAGTTTCTGCTGCTCCCCCGCCTTGATACGGAAGTCAATGACGGTACAACGGGAATGCAGGGGTTCGACAATCTTGTTGATGAAGTTACAGGTGAAAATAAAACGGCAGTTGCCATGAAACTCTTCAACAAATGCACGTAGACTAAGCTGAACATCGTGAGTTGTGTTGTCTGCCTCATCAATGATAACAACCTTGTGCTTACCACCACCAGTGAGACTGATTGTTGATGCAAACTGTTTGACGCGAGTTCGGATAGTATCAAGGAAACGACCTTCATCTGAACCATTGATAACAATGTAGCTCAGGTCAAGTTCATCACACAATGCTTTGGCAACGGTAGTTTTACCGACACCAGGAGGACCAGATAGCAGAAGATTAGAAATCTCTCCTTGCTCAATGAATCCAGTAAATACTTTCTTTAACGAATTAGGGAGGATACAATCTTCAATAGTATGAGGACGATACTCCTCCACCCACAAAAAGTTTTTCATCAAGGTTCAAGTGCAATGTAATAAGTCAAATCAATACCAGTGTGTTTCCATTCCGTAATGTAATGTTGAGAAACACCAATCTGATAATCACCCTGCAGAAGACGAATGTTTTCTACTTTCAGATTGAGAGAGTGCTTACCATCAAAGGTTCCTGAAACAATCATATCATAAGTGTTTGATGTTGACACTTCATTGTCACGAACAGAAAGAACAATATCTTCATCGGTGCTGATATTCAAGTCAGGAATATCATAAATTCCTTTAGCTTTCAGAATGGCAGAGATATCTGCAGCAGTCAGATTAAATTGAATATCAGATCCAGGATAGTTTACTTTTTTATTCGGTGCCGTTTTGAGAGTAATCTCAGGGTCACTGAAGTAATACTTAGTGCGACTACGACCACCTTGAATTGTCACATAGTTATCGTTGTCAAATACCAGCGTTGGATTATCAAACAACGACATACCAGCTAGGAATTGATTCAAGTCATAGATGGCAAATGTCTGTGGGAAAGTTTCTTCAACCGTGGCAGTGGCAAGAATGTTCTCTGCGTTGCTGATGGTCTTCAGAACATTACCTTCATTGATCACAATTGATGTATTAATCGTAGCAAAATTTTTGAGAACACTGAGAGTATTGGGCGATAAAATAACTTTGCTCATCATTTAAATTCTCCGAGACCGTTATCCATACGGCTATAGTGTTTGTCAAAGTGAAGAAGAAGCATAGCATAGTGAATCACTTTGAGAAGATCGCGTTTGTTATGACCATCCTTATCACCATAACGAGAACCATATTTCAGGATGTTTGCTTGGCAGAAATCTGGTGCCAAGTCTTTTGCTGCCATTAAATCAATTGTTTGAATATCAGTATAGGCATCATTATGCCCACAGTAATGACTACCGTAGGTGCTCACAACATAATCCTCAATGTCTTTGAGGATCTTGTCTTCATTGTATTTCCATTGCATAGTTAGATTTCCTTGATAATAGAATCTATTTGATGAGTATAGCATCTTGTCGAGTAGTAGTCAACCCCCGTGATTCCATTGGGGTAACAATGTCCAAGATAACAAGGTACATCTTTGCCGCTGTGATATTCCATCACACAGCATTTGATTAAAAAAACACCCCCACCTTTTAATTGGATGAGGGTGTGACGAGAGAGGTTTTCAAACATCAGAAGACTTCAGTTTCAGTGGTTTCAGTTTCAGTGTTGTCAATAGAAGCATCAATCTTAGAATAGAGTTCCAAGAACGATTGCTTGGTTTCGTCATCAAAGCGAGCGACACAAACATCAATCGCTTTCTTGCGCTTACCAAAGATGCTGAAGGCACGGATGATATGCACAAGGCGACGAGTGGAAACGATTTCATCCACGCCACCATCGTAGAAGGTCTTGCGAATAATCTCTGCCCATGCCACCAGACGCTCAACAAACTCAGCATCGTAGCAGTTCAGCGACTCTGCAGCTTTCTTCAGAATGGCAGTCTCAACCTTGACGGAAGGATATGCCTGTTCAAAAGTCACAGGGAAACGCTCAAGGAATGCTTCGTTGAGAACGTTGGTGCCAATGAAGCGACCGTCATCGCTACCCTTACCTTTAGTGTTAGCAGTAGCTACAACGTTGAAACCATCGGCGGGTTTGACATACTTGCCAATCTTCTTAAGGAAGACGCCCTTACCCTCAAGCACAGATTGCAGGCAGAGGATTTTGTTAGAGGCAAGGTCAATCTCATCCAGCAGCAGGATAGCACCACGCTGCAGTGCTTGCACCACAGGACCGTCATGCCACACAGTCTCACCGTTGACAAGACGGAAACCGCCAATCAGGTCATCCTCATCGGTTTCAATGGTAATGTTAACACGGATGAGTTCGCGCTTCAGTTGAGCACAAGCTTGCTCTACACCAAAAGTTTTACCATTACCAGACAGACCAGTAATAAAGATAGGATAGTATTGACGAGAAGAAAGAATCTTCTTCAGGTCAGTGAAGCTACCGAAACTAACAAAATTAGAATCTTTAGCGGGAATGAAGTTCTCTGCTTTCTCTACCACAGGTTCAACAGCGGGTTGGTTAAAGGTTTGCTCAAGTTGCTCGGCGGCAGTCAGATGCCACAGACCACGCTGCACTTTAAACTGATCAAGTTTCTTAGTGAGAGTTTGGTAGGAGGTGCCGACTTCATCAGCATAGGTGCGAAGATCAGCAGCAGTCACAACCTGACCGAAACGTTCGATGATGGGGGCGACTTCAAAGTTTTTCATGGTGAGGTGTCTCTCGTATGTAAGTATTATAGGGCAAAAGGGGTGGGGGCACAAGCCCCCGAGCGATAAGCAATGTTTATGAATCAGTAATGTGCTGCCAAAAGTTCTTTAAATTTTTCAATATCGATAGAACGAGTAATGTTTACACCATCACCAGTAAGAGTGATTGTATGTAGATTTTCTGTTTCTAAAAATTGTTCTTGTGCAAATTGTGATTCGGTGTCTAAGAAAGTATTCATATCAACTTTAGCGGATGATTTTTTAGCAGAAGTTTTAAAAAGAGTTACAAATTGATCTCCGTATTTTACACGAAGACCAGACAATTGTGGTGCTACTCTTGATTTTTTTTGAAGTCGAGTATTGAAATGTTGAGAAATAGATTTTGAAATAGCATTGATTGATTGTTTATCATCGTGCATTTCGGGAAAAGAATCTATAATTGCTTCTTCCATTTTAGGTAATCTGCTCAAGGAAGCAGCTCCTTTAGGGTTAGTTGCAAGATATTGCTTAAAAGCATAGTCAAGAATTCGTTCCATCCACGAATACCAAACATCATCTTTTCTGGTTACGGTGTTTACTTTTTTAAATGCAGGGTATTTCTGCATTGCTGGCAGGATTGATTTACTCATAACGTTTAAATTGCTAATGGCATTATACTATATAGCAGGTTTATTGTCAAATTTTAAGGTATTGTGTTTGTGCCTTAACTAATCAGTGTAGCAAAAGAGGTCAGCATCTTCTTATTGACGCCTTTCTTGGCAAGTGCTTTTTTGAAAGCGTTACCAATCTCTTTGTTGGTTGCATCCTCTTCCACTTCAAACTCAGTAGTAGCAGAGAGACCATCCAGTGCCATCAGATAGAGAGACTGGTATCCCAGAAAATCTACAAGCTCAGCAGATTTAGTTTTCTGCCACTGCTTTTGAATATCGGTGTAAGGAGTTTTACACTCATCGTTGTTGTAAGTAGTATTCAGGTGGCGACCATTCACCAGACGAATACCAATCAAATTTACATCAGGGAAGCGATCACGCACATTCTGCAGAAACACTTTAGTAATTTTGTCAGAGCAACCATAGTATCCACCAGAGAAGCGAGGATACACGCGACCAGTTTTACGGTCACGCAACACACAATCATTGTCAATATGATTGTAACCAACTCGATTGTGACGATAAGGATTCTCAACAATGTAATTGATAGATTGCGATTCGCCGTCAGTCAGAATAACAACGTTAGTCTTCTGCACTTTGTTGCGCTTCTGAAAGTCAGGAATAACTGCAGTCAGAGAAATTGCTGCCTCATGAAGAGGAGTGCCAGACAATCCATATCCAGGAGGATTGCAGTAAGAACGATACCCACCTTCAGCATTGGCAAGACGCCAGAAGTTTTTAAGTTGTACTTCAAGGTCTTTACCGTTGCGACCATTGCTGCTGACCATATTCAGCAGACGGAAGTTTTCGTAGATCGAAACATAACCAGGCACTTCTTTGTGATGTTTCTTAGATTTAGTACGAGTCATGGAAGAGTAATCGTAGTTACGAGCACCCCAGTAATCGTTAGTGAAAGCATAGATGTCAAAAGGAATCTGCACTTTCTTGCAGAACCATGCAAGGTTCATAATCTGTTTGACAGTATCCATCAGGCAGTTGCCCATAGAACCAGACCAGTCAAGAATAAAGATAAGACCATGATTCTTGCCATCAGGCACCACATTAATTTTTTTAAACACATCTTCATTCCACTTGTAGGTATGAAGTTTCTGAGTATCAAGAATGCCAGTCTTAGCAGTAGATGCACGAGCATACTGGTCTGCTGACTTACGCATCTCAAACTCTTTTACCAGATAGTTCACTTCGCGCTGAGAATCGGCACGAAACTTAGTATAAGCAGCATCTGCTTCAGCAAATAAACAAGATCCTTGCTCGCCATAAGTAACACGGCAATCTTCCATCACTTGCTTGTTGGTAATAACAAAGGTCTCCACATTCAAAGGTGGCAGTTCAACATAATTGAGATCTTGTGCATATCGATTAGAAGACAATTGTTTCTGCTTCTCGCTGAATGCCTTGTCAGTTTCAGATTCAAGTTTCTCTACGCCACCAGTTTGACCTGCGGAAGTAGAACCATTCCCATCTTCTTGCGGTTGGTTATCATCAGCGGCACCTTGAGTTTGGTTGCCGTCACCAGACACTTGCTGAGGTTGGTCACCCTCACCTTCTCCGTCACCCTCATCTTGAGTGGAATCACCCCCACCTTGAGTAGTGTTGGCAGTATCCATTTCCACCTCAATCTTCTGCTGCTCCTGCGTATACTGCAGAATCTTACGAGCAACTTCTACAACATCATCAAAGGTCTCTGCAACTTCCAGTTCATCAACCAGAACTTTCTCTTCAGGTTTCCAAGTGAATACTTCACCAGCATGAACGCCGATCTTAAAGTAAAGATTGATACGATCGATCAGTTGATAAGAATCAATGCTACGTTCACCCACTTCAAAGAAGTCAGCATCATGTAGCTCTTTATATCCAGTGTAGAAGTTACGAGCGAGACCAGGAAACTTACGCTTCATCATCTTCTCAATGCGAGCATCTTCACACACATTGAGATAGGATTGAGGCACACCATAGTCGCTGCCCCACTTGTCAGGAGTATAGAGAGCGTGACCGACCTCGTGCCCCACAAGCATATCGTAGACGTTGGGCGATGCCACATCCCACATGGGCAGCGTGAGCACACGGTCTTTCACGTTGAACATGGCGGTCTCAACCTTGCGATGCTCAACGATAAGATTCTCGGTGGCGAGCAGTCGGGCAAGATTGCCCTTGACTTCCATGTTCAGCATTGGTCTCTTGCGTTGTTGAACCTACTATACGACGAAAGGGGCGCCGAAGCAACCCCTTATAAGTTAATCTGCTGATTCTTCCGTGACGTATGAGAAGTTCTTATGCTTCTCAAATCGTAAACAAGATTCAAATTTGTCTGCCATATTGTCTCGATGGGAGATAACAAATACATTTGTCTTCTCATCAAAGCTTCTAAGAATCCATCCTAAGTCACTATTACCAGATTGGTCAAGTGACCCGTCAAAGATTTCATCAAGGATTAGAAGATTAGTATCCACGCTATTCTTGAGCTTAGCAACGCTACGCCAAGTAAGCAGCAAAGCAATATCGATTCTAGCCTTTTCCCCTTCACTAAAAGATTCATAACTAAATTCGTCTCTGTATCGTGATTTGATTACTTCTTCAAAGTTCTCATCAAGCATAAAACTTGCAGAGAATTCCATCTTGTCTAAGTAATCGTTGATGAGTTTATTCATCGTCGGGAGGTATTTTTTGATGATCCTCGTTTTGATCCCCGAATCTTTGAGAAGTTGCGCCGCTGTGAGTAAGCAATCTTTTTCTTCTTTTGTTTCTGAGATCGTTTCTTGGATTCGCTTCCCGTCCTCGCTGAGGGATTTAAGAATTGAAAACTGCTCCCGTTGATTGACATCTGAATCCCTGAGTTTTCTGATGTCTTCGTCCAGTTCGTCAATTCGTTTATGAAGTGACTTAATTTCATTATTGAGTTGTCTATTTTTTTGATTGAGTTCGTTTATTTCATCAATCAAAAGAATAAAGGTATTTTCTTGACTTTGGAGATCGGAAAGTTGTTGTCCCAAATCAGACATAGCTTTCTCCACCTCAACAAGTTTATCCGAGAGAACTTGGATCTTCTCTTGTTTAAAATGCTCCTCAATTGACTGCCCACATGTCGGGCACGAATCATTCTGCTCAAAGAATATTTTTTCTTTATGATGTGCTTTTTGTTTGGTTGCAATTTTGTTCTTGAGCGTATCAACCTTAGTGATCGTTGCTTTAACTTTCGACGTGTCTGAAACGGCAGCGGTCTTTTCGTTGATTGTCTGGTCGTTATTGAGGATTTCCGATTCATAATTTAGTGCCTCTGTTAACAGAGTGTTTTTACGATTCTCTTTTTCTTGAATATCTTCTTTATTCTTCTTTT